CTCCACTTCTCCACCTCCACCTCCCAAGGCTCGTACCCGTAACTCACTGTGCGTGTGTTACTGGGGTTCGGGGAAAAGGAAGCGTCTTCACTTTCTCATGCATCGATTTGACCAGTGCATAAGCGAAGAGCTTTGTATGTTCAAAAGTCCCGAAGGCGGCGCCCATCCGGTCAATGTTAACGCCGTGCGTAGCTTTAGTCATCGCACTTATTGAATTACCGATCATCTCATCCGAGTATTCAATTCCAGTACAGCGGGGTACCATTAATTGAAGAGCCAACTCAAAAGAGATATGGATCGCTTTCCTCCTTCCAGCCTCCGCAAAGGGGAAGGCAAACCCAAAATACTTACCAAAGAGTCTGTACTCCCTAAAGAATCGGACGTTGGTATATAATGGTCGTGAATGTTTGCCCTCTGTGAGGGACTGGGCATCAGCTCGAACGCTGGCATCTTCTTTCATAGGCATCATCCTCTTAACTTTGTAATTGTATCTGACCTGCCCGAAGAAGGGATATAAGTAGTACCCACGCGCCGCGAAACAAAAGATAATGAACCAGTAAACGAGTGCGACGAGAGTGGGGAGAATGAGAGCGTAGAGCGAATGATCATCCCAAATTGAATACGATGCTGAAACAATTGTCATTAACGCTGTTGCGGTTGTTACTACTTGCCAACCGTAATCTACATATGCTGCTAGGGAGACGCCTACAGCTGTGATGAGCATTTTCACAACCTTACGGCGTATAAGCATGGTCATAACGTCCGCACCTAGTGCCTCCAGGACGAAGCTTATAAATTCGATAAATGTTAGGATGAAAAGGAAGTAACGCACGGCGTCGTATTTTGGCGCCACGTGTTCCTTAAACGATATAACCCTCTTGCCAGTCGTTCTGATGACGTACTCTGCGTAGTCCATCTCTTGTCTTTCGGTGTCCAAATCTGGCTCAGATTTATCGTCGGGGACTGCAGCTCCAGCAGGGGCGGATTCCTCAGATTCCTCCTTCCGCTGTTTATCGAGCTCGTTTGCTGCGTCCCTAGCGCCGGCGGCCGCCGCTTGCAAATCTTCAAACGCGGCCTTAAAGTCTTGGTCCTT